CGAACCTGGGATCGGCTGCTGACGGCCCTCGCTCTGATTCGGTTCGGGCAGGAACTGGGGTCGGAATCCCCGCTCGCGAAGACGGTGTTCTCCCTGGCGGAAATGGCCGGGAAACTCGCGGTGATTTTCCCTGTTGACAGGTTCTAACCACATCACTACAACACGCCGCGGAAGTTCTAACCACAAGCACAAAAGGGAGGATGGGCATGGACGCTCAACGGATGCCAGGCGACGCGGAGGCCGACGCCGCCTGTCGCGTGATGCAGGACCTCTACGGCCGGCACCTGCGGCTCGGCGATCTGGTCTGGTGGCGGCTCGACGAATGGCCCGCCGGGCGGACCGCGTCGTCGGTCGTCTGCGGGAGGCGCGACGGCCGGCTGATCGTCGACTACGCCGGCGAGTTGGTGGAGATCGAGCCCGACCAGATCATGCCATTCTGAGGAGAGGCAAGGATGCCAATCACCAGCAGACGACCGTCCCGCCAGGACACCGCGCTCCACCGGTCCTTGCACCAGATCGGACACTCGGCCACGCGGCGGGGCCGGCAGTCTTTTCACTTGGCCCGGGCGGCCTGGGCGCCGCTGCGGCGGCTCGACGAGCTGATCCGCGAGATCGACGCCCGCGGCGGGCTGGGGCTGGCGGCTGGCCTGCTGATGAGGGCCAGGACTGCCCGAGACGAGGGCTGGCCGTACCTGTGCGACGAGAGCGGGGAGGTCTGGAAATGAACGCCGGGATCATCGGGGTCTGGCTGATCGTCGCGACGCTCGTCTGGTTCGTGGGCGTGGCGGCGCTGGTCGTCCTGGGACTGGGATCGCACATGGAGGACGGCCGCGACAACGGATGCAGCGGTCGAGGATGCCGGCGGGATGCCGGCTGGCAGGGAAGCGACACCACGCCGCGGCGGGCGGAGCCCGTCCGCGGCTTTTCACCTGGGAGGGAGTGACGATGGCAGGATTCAAGAAAGCAACGAAGGCGGCCGCGAAACTGCGGGCGGCCTTCTTCGGGCCGAGCGGCGCCGGGAAGACGTTCTCGGCTCTGCGGGTGGCGAAGGGCCTCGGAGGCCCGGTCGCCGTGATCGACACGGAGCGCGGCTCCGCGTCGAAGTATTCGGACCGGTTCGACTTCGACGTCCTCGAGTTGCAGGACCTGACGATCGACGGCTACGTCGCCGCGATCCGCGAGGCGGGCGAGGCCGGCTACGCCGTCCTGATCATCGACAGCCTGTCGCACGGCTGGCAGACGCTTTGCGACGAGGTCGAGAAGCTCGCGAAGGCGAAGTACCGGGGAAACACCTGGTCGGCCTGGTCGGAGGGGACGCCGCTCCAGCGAAAGCTCGTCGCGGCGATCCTTGGCTTCCCCGGGCACGTTATCGGCACCATGCGGTCGAAGACCGAGTGGACGACCGTCGACGACGGCCGGGGCAAGAAAACACCCCAGCGGGTCGGCCTCGCCCCCGAGCAGGGCAAGGGCGTCGAGTACGAATTCGACCTCCTGGTCGAGATCTCGACGGACCACATCGCGAACGTGATCAAGGACCGGACCGGGAAGTTCCAGGACAAGCTCCTGGAGAAGCCGGGCGAGGACTTCGGGCGGCAGCTCGCCGCCTGGCTGGCCGACGGGACTCCGGCGCCGGTGGCCCAGCCGGCCCGGCCGGCGAAGGCCGCCGAGGTCGAGGAGCCGGGCGACGCGCCGCCGACGGTGCCCGAGATCCTCGGCCACATCCGGGCCGCAAAGACCGTGAAGGCCCTCGGGCGCATGGGCGACCGGATCGACGAGCTGACGAGCGAGGGGCACCTGACCGACCTCGAGGTCGCGGAACTGATGGGGGCGATCAACGCCCGGCACCAGGAGATCGAACCCACCACGCAGGAGACCGTTACCAATGGCTGATGCTTTCGACATGCTCGACGACGACACGTTCGAGGACTTTTCCAACACGGCGGCGCCGCCGGAGCGGGAGAACGTCCCCGAAGGCCGTCACCCGTTCACGATCAAGTCGGCAGAGATCGCGGACGGCCGGCTCAAGGTGATGCTGGTCCATGAGGACGCCAGGTACTACTGGGTCAGGTGTGATCCGCCGACGACGGCGAAGTCGTTCGCCAAGATCGCCGGCTCGCTCGCGAAGGCCCTCGGGCTCACCGGAGGCCAACTCCGCGACGCGATCCTGGCCGGCGGCGACGGTGTCGTCGGCCGGAAGGTCGTGGCGAGGATCTGGCACGGCACCGGCTCGAAGGGCGGGATCTTCCCGAACGTCGGCGAGTTCCACCAGCCGGAACCCGAAGCGGCCCCGGCCAAGCCGGCCGCGAAGCCGGCCGCCAGGACGGCCACGAAGAAGGCCGACGCCGTCTCCCGGCCGCCGGAGGACGACATCCCGTTCTGATCCATCGCGGCCGCTCCCGGCCGCAGGGGCCCGCGCAGGCCCCAGGGAGAGCGCAGCCGGCGGTCGCGAAGTAACACCGGCAGCAGACACCCGGGAGCGGCCTGACTCACCGAGACCCGGATCAGCCGGCCGCCCCACGACACGGGGCACGAACACACGGAGGGAATCGTGGGAACCTACATCGAATCGGACGCCGATCTGCCGCTGGTGGCGCTCTGCCGCCGGCCCCCGGCCCCGACGCCGGTCGAGGCCGGTCTCGCGGCCGGGGCGGCCTGCCTGGCGAAGGCCGAGCGGGCAGGCTTCGACGCCGGCGCGGCCCGGGCCGCGGTCCTCGAGCTGCTCGCGGACGGCCGGGCCCGCTCCGGCGAGGAGATCGTCGATCACTGCCAGCGGCTCGGCCTGGTGCCCCACGACGCGCGGGCCTTCGGGCCGGTGTTCGGGACGCTGGCCCGGCACGGGCGGATCGAGGCCGTCGGGTTCACGACCAGGCGGAAGGGGCACGGGACGGCAGGGGCGAGAGTGTGGCAGATCACGGCGGCGTCGCGGTGACGCTGGTCGGGCGTTGTGAAGCATGCATAAAAGAAGAGGGCAAGAGAATGGGATACGAATTGGTCGGGACGCCAAAGACCGAGAAGGTTACGCAGCAACTGGCGGTCAGGTTTCGCGACATGGAGCCAGTGCCGCACGATCGTCCGTTGAATCCAAAGCGTGTTGAGGCTTACAGAAAGATGCTTACTGCCGGTCTTTTTCGGCCCGTGCAGTGGGCCACAGTGCACTGCAACGAGACGCAGGCGACCTACCGCGTAAACGGAAAGCACACGAGCAACCTTTTCGCGGAATATGAGGAACTTCCGCAGGTAATACATGCCACGATTGAGCATTACCACTGCGACGATCTTGATGACGTGGCGAGGCTTTACGCAACATTCGACAGCCGCACGCAAGTCCGGACGACTAACGACATCAACCGCGCGTTTGCTGCGATCGACGATGAGTTGTCGCAGGTGCCGACGAAGATCATAAATCTGTGCGTAACGGCAATAGCTTTTGTAAAGCACGGCAATGAGTACGCAAAGGTTGCCGCTGCTGAGCGAGCCGAGTGCCTTTTGGAGGAATCTGGCAAACGATTCGTGTTGTGGGTTTACGATGTTCTTGGGGGCCACTGCGGAGAGAAAACTCGCCTTCTATGGAGAGGTCCAGTAGTTGCCGCAATGCATGCGTGCTATCAGAAGTCGCGGCGTGACGCGAGCGAGTTCTGGCTCGCGGTACGAGATGGAACTGGGGCTACTCCAAAAACACCAGACCGCGTCCTTCACAGGTTTTTGCTGTCTAAAACAGTCAACTACGGTGGCGGCGCGACTTCAAAGAATGCCAGCGCTATTGCTGCCCCGCGAGAAATGTATGTCAAGTGCCTGCATGCATGGAACGCCTGGCGTCGCGGCGCCACGACTGATCTGAAGTACCACGCCCAGGCCAAGATTCCAGCCGCGTCGTGACGTGCATCAGCCGCCCCCGTGACAGGCACGGAGCCGCTTCGACGCGGCGGGGCGGAATGGAAAGGAGGCCAAAATGGCCGGTGAATGGATTCCCTACGATGTCTGCCTGCCGCAGAAGCCGGAGGTCCTCGAGCTGGTCGACCGGACGGGGCTCGCCCCCGACCAGGTCGTCGGCCGGCTCCTGATGCTCTGGGGCTGGGCGGCTTTGAACAGCTCTGACGGGACGGCCCGGATGTCGGTCCGGCTCCTGGGGAGGATCTGCGGGGGCGACGAGGAGTTCTGGCGGGAGGTCGAGGCGGTGGGCTGGCTCGTGATCGACGCGGACAACGGGACCGTTGCTATCCCCGGATGGGATCGCCGGTTCTCGAAATCCGCGAAAACACGGGCAATGCACTCGATTCGGGCGGACGATGCGCGGTCGCGCACGGGTGAGTGCGCGAAAGCGCACGGGGCCGTGCGCGGTCGCGCACCAGAGAGAGGAGATAGAGGAGATAGAAATTCTTCTTCTTCCCCCGGGGATGCTGCGCGGACGGAAGGCGGCGGCCCTGCCGGGCCGTCCGGCTGGGAGACGCTCCGGACGGCCTGGGCGGAGGCCGTGAAGCGGAAACACGGGAAGGCATGGTGCCTGCCGACGGCCCCGGACAAGCTCGCCGACCGGCTCGACGAGCCCGGATGGTTCGAGAAGGCCCTCGCGGCGATCGAGGCCCTGCCCCGCTGCCGCTACTTCGCCGACCCGGTGACGCTGCCGCAGCTCGTCGCGCCGGGGTTCGTCGACAAGGTCCTCGGCGGGCAGTTCGACAACCCGCGGCACGCCAGGCCGGCCGGCAGGCCGGGCGAGGAGCCGCCCCCGGCTCCGCTGTCGACCTGGAGCCCCGGCGAGCTGGCGGCCTTCGAGGCGTCGAAGCGGGCGATCGCGGACAAGATCCGTCAAGGAGGTGCGGCGTGACACCCTGCACCGCCCCCCGCTGCGGCGCCGAGGCCCGCTGGTCCGTCGCCGGCCGGCACCTCTGCCGCCGGCACATGCTCGACGCCCTGCTCGCGGGGCGGATCGGCCAGGCCCACGCGGTCCCGCTGGAGGCCGAGGCCCTCGAGGTCGAGCCGGAGCCGGTGGCGCGGCTCACCGATGCGGAGCGGGAGGCGGTGGCCGCGGCGACTGCCAACCACCAGAGGCTTTGCGACGAAGTGAGAACGTGA